CCTTTGGGCATGCGAACAGGCGCACGCGAGAACCCTTTTCCATCATGTAGGTCGTGCGTCGCATACCGGTGCCACACTTGGGGCACCCGGGCTTGCGTGTGTCGAGGTCCCCGGAGGTCGCACGGTACTGACGGTTGGACGACGCCCAGTAGGCGGCCGTCTTCGCTGTCTTGTAGACGTGCTGGGTGATCCGCAGGTCCGCGAGGTTGCTCGCGACGAGGTAGAACTTCTTCACCTCGTCCCGGAGGTCCAGGTCCTGTGCGCCCTGCGAGGCGTAGCGCCTCCACAGCTCGTCATAGGCCAGAACCTCACTGGCACCCTTGGCCCAAAGAAACGCCATGTCCCGGTGGAAGCCTTGCGGCAACTCAGTCGTCTTCCAGAGCTTCTGACCGGCCACCTTGCGGTCCTGGATGACGTCTTGGGACATGTACGTCTGATCGAGCGTGGGAGGGAACCAGCCCTGAATGCGAGGCTCCACACGGATCACATCATCTGGAAAGACCCGCTCGTTGCCGAACGGGAACTGCACGTCGATGACGCCCAAGCCACGGTGAACAGCCGTCACGCGACCGAGGAAGGGAGAGAGGCCGAAGCCGCCCATCCCTGGCCAGTACCGCATGACTGCGTCGCCGGTCTTGAAGTCCCGGGTTAGTTTCCAGTAATCAATCGCCACGGGTTCCTCGCGACGGCAAACGCCGTCAGATCAGGTGCCCGAGTTGAACGGTCCGTTACCCGGGGCGAGCTTGCGGCCCGTCGAGTCCATCCCGTGCTGGACGATGCTCGACTGGTCCGGCATGTTGTACCGCTCCATGTAGGGCTCGTCAGCGTCGCGCTGGTGAACTTCCATGGGGTTCTTGAAGGTCCCCATGTAAGGCTCGTCAGCGTCGTGCTTGAGAACCTCGGCCTGGCGTCGCGTGAACGACTCCTTGCCAAAGGCCGCGACTTCGATCGCGTCAGCGGTCTTGTCGAGGTCATTGACGATGGCCTTGGCAGCCTCGAAGGGCATACCCCACGACTCGTGGTTGGCCTGGATCGTCTTCGCCATCGTGTCGATGCGAGTGAGGATCGCCTCGGCGTCTTGGGCTGCAAACTTGGGCATCATGTGCGTTGGTCTCCGTGGCTCTTGGGTGGTGGCTCAGCCGAGCTTCTTGATGGTCTCCAGCAGCGGGCGGTAGGCCTCGCGCAGGTGGGGGTTCGCCTGGGCCATCTTGATGACGGCAGACTTGAGCTGAGCGAAAGCAGCATCCTTCTGCTGTCCCTGCCCCTGCTCTTCCTTCTTCCCCTCAGACTCTTCCTTCTTCTTCTTCTGTTGCTCCAGGAACTCGGGCGGGAGCTGGGCCTGCTTCTGCTGGCCCTGAGCCTCCTGCTCTTCCTTCTGCTCCTGCTCTGCAACCTTCATCGACACGTCGATGAGGTCGTAAGCGACAGCGGGGTTGCTGGACGCGTACTTGACCGCGACCTGACGGATGAGTGCCGATGCCTTGATCATGGTGTGTCCTTCTCCTGCTGTGGAGTGATAAAGAGAAACCGAGGCCGACTTCCCCGTATCGACGGTGATCGGTCCCTTGATGTTGCTGCGATCCGGTAGCAGTGCGTATGGATCTGATTCGCCTGTAAGGCGTGCGAGCAGCATGTTGTAGATCGGCGGCTGAAGGCCAACCGAGTAGCGCCCGTTCTCATGATCCCGGATGGCCAGCTCCAGAGCGGCCCGAACCTGCGTCTCACGATAGATGCCATCAACCGCAGTCGAGAGCACCGGCGTCTTGAGCCACTCACGAGCAGCCTTGACGAGCGAGGTGAAGTCCTTCTCATCGAGGTCCCGCTGGTGGACCTGAGTCCACGGGACATACGGCGTGTTGACCGCCTTGTCCTTGGGGTATGGCTCGACTCCCCAATAGACCGACGTCTTGGAACGCTCCGCAACGCGCATGGAAAGCTGGTCACCCATCGCCCAAAGGGGCTTACAAGTAGAAACTCTGTGTGTGCGCGCCACGATGCGTGTCAGACGGGAGGCCGTCTTCACTGCTTCGTCCAGCTCCGGATCCGCCTCATCTGGCTGATCCTTCAGCCGATCATAGAGCTTTCGGCGCTCCCCCTTTACGGCCGCAGGTTCCTTGCGAGACTGCGAATACCCTACGGGGGGCTTGTCCGGATCCTCTGCGTCGTAGTCCTCAGGGGGCTCAGGAGGATGTGGGAACTCAGGTAGTGCCGGAGAACGATACGGGTCGTAGTTCTTCTGGTAGTCCTTGAACTTCTGCTCGTACTCCTCGTACTCCTTGTGCCACTTCTTGAGGCTCTTCTCGTAGTCCTTGAAGACCTTCTTCCGCTCGCCCTTGACCTTCTGGGCCTCCACCTTGGCCTTCGCCTCGTACTCGTCGTATTCCTTCTCTTTGACGTAGGCATTGACGAACGGGTACTTCTCAGGCGCCAAGTTGCGGACCTTCTCCAGGATTCGGTTGCGGAAGTGCTCCTTGGCTGGGATCTCCCCCTGGAGTTCCTTCGGGTAGCGCTTGTCAGCCTTCGCGAAAAAATCGTCGATGCGCTGCATACCACTCACAATCGCACTCGGAGACTCGTGCTCTGAGATGGCGTCAGGGGAGTCCGGCGAGAGGAACTCCCTCTGAGCGCGCAGGTAGTCGTTCGCCTGGGCGTATCCGACAGCAAGTCGCTGGGAGGCCGGGTCGTCCTTGAGGGAACTGAGGAGCTTCGAGATCTGCTTCTCGCTGATCTCCTTCGGGGCCGGACGACGGGGCAGGCTCTTGTCCTGGCTTTCGTCGTACTCCTCGCCCTTCTCCCTAGCTTGCTCCTGGTGCTGCTCGATCAACTTCTCGCGCTTCTGCTGCCAACGTGCATACCTGTCTGAGTCCTCTTCCATGAGGCCGCGTTCAATGGCGTCCTTGAACACATGCTTGGCCGCCACGGCAGCTCGGGCATCGCGCTGCTCAGGGGTCTCATGGGGGTTCTGGCTCAGGGTGAAGTCTGCGATGTGGCCGAGCAGCTCGTCTGGCGCACTTGTCGTCTTCTTGAGCTTCTGAATCTTCTTCTCACGGGCCGCCAGGCTCATACCCAGCACGAACATGCGGTGCTTCTGCATCGCATCGGCCTGCTCGCCCTCAGAGAGATGCTCGAAGGGCACCTCCTCACCGTGACGGTTGACGCCCTTTGAAGGGGGCCGAACCTTGTCCGGGTCTGTCTCGTAGTTGCCCTCGATGGCCTTGAGCAGCTCGTTGCCGTCCTTGTCCCCCATGGCCATCGAGTGGGCCTCGACGAGTTCCCGAACATCGTCCGGGTGCAGGGGCGGGTTGGACTCAAGCAGACGCTCCGCCACATCAGGCGGCATGTTCTCAATGATCTGGCGCTTCGCCCGGTCTTCCTCTTCCGGAGTGGCGTCACGCCGGCTCGGTTGCGGAGGCAGCTTGTGCATCGCCGATGCAGCGGAGATGAGGTCCCCGACGGTCTTGATGCCAGGGGGCAGATTCGCATCACGTAGCTCAGGAAGAGACTTCTTGATGCTCTGGTACTCCAGACCCCTGCCACCATCCTCAGACAGCCGCTTGCGGATGTCGCTCTCGGGGTTGGCCAGGTCCTTGAGGGTCCGCGAGAGGTTCGCGTCCGTGACCGTCTTCTGACGAAGGCCCTTGATGTTCTCGTTGAGAACCTTCGAGCGGTTGAACTTGTCTACCCACTCGGCCTGCGCCCTCGGGTGAAGCTTGTCGAAGGGCACGTGCTTCTTCCGGCGCTCATCCGGGAAGAGCATCTCGCCAGAGTCGTCGCGGATCGTGCTGGAATCCTCGTCAGCCCAGTCCTGGAAGTCCGGCTTCTTGTAGCCGTTGGTACGCAGGAACTCCGTGACCTCTTGCTCCTCCTCAGAGGGCTTGACCTTCGGTTTGTCCTTGTCTGTCTTGGGCCCCTCCTTCTTCGCGGGGGCCTCCTTCTCCGGCGGCTTCTTGATCAGGCTCTCAAGGATGTCGAGCAGTCGAGAAGTGTCCGACTTCCCCTCAGGGACAGCCTTTTCCTCACCCTTGGGGGGTTCCTCAGCCTTGGTCTTCTCACCCTCTGCGGGCTTCTCAGCCGGCTTGTCCTCACCCTTGGTGGGCTCCTTGCCCTTCTCGCCCTCAGCCTTCGGCTCAGAGAGCTTGAGGGCATTCATGAAGTCGCCGACTGTCTTGACGTTCTCCGGGAACTCCCCGCGCAGGTGAGAAGCAAGCTCCTCCCCGGGGTTCATCTTCTGGCGCAGCTTCGCGAACGAGGCTGGATCCGCCGAGTCGAACTGCTTGACGAACGTGGCAACAGCGTGATCAGTCTTGGCCAGCTCACGCAGCTTGGCCCCGGAGTCCGCGAGGGCTTTCTCCTTGTTGGGGTCCAATGAGGGTCCACCGGTCGGGCCTTCACCCGAGGGCGCGGCCTCGCTCTTCGGGGGCTCCGGCTCGGTCTTGGGTCCGAGACCTGGCTCTGTCTTCTGTCGCCCTAGCCCGGGTTCCGTCTTCTTGGGTGCTGAGGTCTCGGCGGCGTCCTCATCCTTCCAACGGGATCGGATCCGCTCGTCAATCTTCTTGATCTGCTTGGTCGCGTCGAGAGCCTTGCGCAGATCACCCAACGTCTCATAGGCCTTGAGAGCAGGGATCTTCGCAGAGTCGAGGATCTGCTTCGGCATCCTGGCGATCTGGGTGTCATTCGGCCAGCCGCTCAACTCACTCTTGGGATCCGTGAGAGCCCTGGCCATCGACTTGAAGGCTGGGTCCTCCTGTATCGCACTGTGCAGGTCGTGCAGCGCTTGGAGCTTCTGCTCCTCCTTCTTGCGCTTCTCGTGCTTGGGCTCTTCCTCGGCCTTGGGCTTCTCGACCTTTGGCTCCCCCGGCTTCTTGACCTTGGGCTCTTCGGGTGCGCCCTTACCCTCACCCTCACGTACGAGTTCGTACGCTTGCATGCGCTCGTTCTGTAGGAAGTCCTTCGTGACCTCACGGACCTGCCCAGTCGAGCGGTGGCGGACCAGAACCTTGTCGGCTTCGGCCTGGCGGTACATACGCCCGAGCACACGAGCGACGATGGAAGCGTCCTTGTCGTGCTTCTCCGGCTCGTCGTCTACCTCAATGCGCTCACGGCGCAGGTCCTTACGCGGCGGCTTGACCTTGGGCGACGGACGAATGAGACGCTCGGTCTCCTCCGTCTCGCGCTCGAAATGGTCTTTGGTCGCGCGGATCTCCACGCTCAGCGCAGATCACAACTAGAATACCACCCCGCCTCAACCTTATCCGCCGCCGAAGCGGTCGTTGGCTGGGTTGGCCTCTTCCTTGATCTTGAGGCCCAGGTACTCGGAGATCTTGTCTGTCAGGTCAGACCCGTCCGCAAGCTTCTGGCCGACCGCCGAGTAGGCCGCACGGCTCATTTCGTTGAAGAGCGCGTCGTTGACCGTCCAGAGGTCCCTCTTGATCTTCGTCGCCGTGTCGTCCGGATCGATGTTGAACATCTCCAGGATGAGGTCGATCGAGATCGAGCCCTTCTGGTAGAGGTTGTACAGCGCGTCGAACGTGTCCTGGCTGTCGCGCAGCGGCAGGCGGGTGAAGGAGAGCTTGGGATAGAGGACAACTTCCTCGCCCCATTTGTCCTTCTCGACGAAGCCCTTGCGGCGAGCGACCGGCTTGAACAGGTACTCCTCGACGTACTCCTGGAGGATCTCCCGGAGGAAGAGGTACCGCTGGTTGATGACTTCGAGCTTGAGTCGGTCGCCACTGTAGAGAGTCTCGCCGGAGAGCAGCGACTCGGTCACGCCGAGACCCGTACGCAGACGACGCTCTGTCTGCTCGTACTCGGTCGAGAGGTCCAGCAAGCGGTCCTTGCTGCCCATTTCCTCCCAGTGGACCTCGTAGTTTGCGATGATGGAGTAGTCGGGGTCCACGAGGGACAGGTCCACCTGTTCGCGGAGGTTGTCGGCGTCGGCGTCCGAGATGTCCTCGGCCCACACGATACGCTTGGGGGTCATGGCACGGCTGGCGATCTGAGTCTGCGCCTGACGAAGCTTCTCACGGTAGTACAGGGTCCGGAGGCAGCGATCGAGGATGCTCTGACCCAGCTCCTCACCGGCTTGCTTGCGGCCAGAGAGCATGTGGACGAACGAGCCTTCGTCAGGGTCTGTCCCGAGCGGAATGAGGCGCCCGGATCCAATAAACTCCCGAACCTCCTCGGGCATCTCGGCGGCCATCTCTTCGGCCACTGGATCACCCATGTTGGCCTGCTCAATGAGCGCCCGGTCACGGTCAGAGGGGATCAGCTCAACACGGATCTTGTCGGTGAAGCTGAACGTGTTGATCTGCACCTGGTCAATCGGGAAGATGATGAGCCGGTCCCACCCCTTGTAGTTCTTGCGGTAGTGCTCCAGCTCCTCCTCTTCGCGGTTGTCCTTCTCAACGTAGCCCTTTTCATTCTGCTCGACGGCCTCGCCGTGCTCGGTCACGACAGACTTCGTGACCATCTGCTCCGTGTACCCCACCTCGGGCGGGATCGGAACCTCACTGTCCTCCGCGAAGATCGCCGCTGTACCGTCCAACCAGAGGTGGTGCACGGCCATGACGAGCTTCTGGAACAGCTTGACCCTCTTCTCCATCTTCTGGAAGAAGCTCAGGATGTACCGGCCGTAGTCCTCAGGGTCGTCGAACCCCTTGGGGCACGTGCGCGGCTTGGGGGCCGCCAACCGGACCTTCGAGAGGGGCAGCTCCGTGTGCAGGTCGATCGACTGCGCCACGATCTCGTCGGTGTTGTAGAAGTGCCGGTAGATCTCGCGCTTCTCGCGGATCGACTGCGGCAGTTCGAGGAAGTCGGTCGAGAGCTGTGGGCTGAAGAACGAGCTGGTGCCGGACAGCGTGGTATCGGCACCGCCAACAGGGTCGATACCGTAAGCGGCCATCTTCGTCCGGTTGGACGACTTGATGCCGAACGGGTCTTCCTTCTGCTGATAGAGCTTGGCAAGCCGACGTGCTTCGCGCTCACGGTCCGTGAGCGGGGCCATCTTGCTCCCCTGAGGGCCAGACACGTAGTGCCGCGTCTTGACAGACGAGGGCATCGGCGCACCGCCGCCCCGTCCACTTGGCGCGTTCGTGTACTTACCCTCGGGCACCGCGCACGATCTCCTTACCGTAGAGTTTCACAAGATCTTCAGTGGATCTGTCGTCACTCCGGAGGGGATTGGCATTGTGAAGGGGGTTCGGGCGCTCAGCGGTCGGCTGCACCTTGCGAGCTGCTGGGGCTTGCGGCTGAGGTGCCGAAGCTTCTTGCTGTATCTGTTGGGCCCTAAAGAGGATTCTGTCAGTTGTGGACGTCCTCCTGAGGCCCTGTTGCAGTGCCCCGGCGAGCCTCGTCCAGCCGTTGGCATAGGAGAGGTACGCAGAGGTCGTACTGTCGCTAGAACGACGGGCGCGGGCGTAGAGGGCGCGCGACAAGTCGATGATCCGCTGTGCGGCGAGGTTCATGGTCTCGCGCAAGGACGTGATCTCCTGCACGATCTCATCAGGGTCCATGTGCTGGGAGTTCCTGGCACCTGAGGCGACACGAGACCGATAGATGTCCTCGAACTGTCCCTTACGGATGCGATCTTCTGTGTCGTTGGGCATTGCTGAACCTCAGAGCTTCGTCTGAACCCCCAAGTAGAATTGATTGACTGCCTTGGGCACCTGAGAGACAAGCCCGCAGTAGAGCGCAGGGGCTCGCGGGTCCCCACTCAGCGTCAACTCGTCCTGATTGGTCCAGTACCCACGAAGCGACATGAAAAGAGGGTCGCACGGGTTGTACGTGATGGGTACGTAGGGCGGACCGCTCAGACGAGAGGCATAGGTGTACTTCTCGAAGGCGAGGGTACTCATGATGGAGCGGCCCGCCATGACCACACCGTAGTCGTAGTAGAGGAACTGCGAGGACATCGCCGTGAACTGGTCCGCCGTCTCGTCAGAACCCCACAGCATGAAGCCGCCGAACAGCCCCGAGGAGTAGGTCAAGATCGGAGAGTCCGGGTCGGTATAGGGACCCCACTGCACGCCTTGGCCACCGACCCAACCCCCATCAAGCATCGCCTGCGAGACCGTAACAGCGTAGGCGTCCCCCTTGGAGAAGACCACACAGTCGCGGCTGCGCAGAAGGTCAATGCCTTTGAAGTCGATGACAAACATGGCTTACGTTTGAGTGGATACGCCCAGGTAGTTCAAGTTGAGGGTGCCGTTGGGTACCTGCATGACAGAGCCCACCACAAACCCCAGGCCAGACTCGTCTTGGTTCGTGAACAACCCACGAAGAGAGAAGTACAAGGGCTCCCCGACAACATAGTTGTTGAGGACGAGGGGCCCGGCCGTGCGCGAGGCAAGCGTGTATAGCTCGTAGGTTCGAGTCGAGATGGTCCAGGTTCCGAAGCAGTAGGTTGCGAAGCTGTAGGTCGGCTGATTCTCCGTATAGGAGATGTACTGGTCAGCTGATTCGTTCGAGCCCCACACCAGGAAGCCGCCGGGCAGCCCATGGGAGACCGTGACAATGAACGTGTCCGACGTCGGATCGTCGGTCCACTGTACGCCCTGACCGCCAGCCCACCCCTGGGTCTTGAGCACGGAGTCGATCTGAGTCGTGAACGAGGGACCCTTCGAGAAGACGATCACATCTCGGTCACGAACATCCGGGTCGAACGGGGCGAGCGTCATGCGGCCTCCGCTCGTTTACGGTCGGTAGTGCGAACACGATGGCAGTTGGCACATACCAGCTCGCACTTTGTTAGTTCCACCAGCACACGTTCCCAGGCTTGGGAACGCATCTGAGCGATGGATGCGACCTTTTCGCCACGCACATGATCGAAGTCCATGGCGACGGGAGGAAGTACAGCGCCGCAATCAATACATGGCCTATTCTTCAGGGCGTCGATCTTTTCGTAGAACCTACGCCTATGGGGGTTGGATGTGTTGTGCCTGTCTGGATGCGTACGCAGGCGGTGACAGCACGCGCACACCAAATCGCATTTTGCGACCTCAGCTAGAACCCGGGCCTTGTTCCAAGTGAGCATCTCACCGATGCCAGCCACCTTTCCACCCCGCACGTGGTCGAAGTCCATGCAGCAAGGTGGGTATGCCGACCCACAATCAGCACAGGACTTAGACTTTAGACCGTCGATACAAGACTGACGGGCCAAGGATCTGGAACGGTCCTTGGCCTGCGCAACAGCAAGATGATTGCGTCGGTAGACGAGACTCGACTCCCTGTTCTTGGCCCTCACCAACGGATCTCGACGCCTCTGACGTATACGAGCAGCGTCACAAGTCAGGCAGGTCGAACCATAACCGGACTGAGTCTTGGCCCTTACGAACAGGTTATCGGCCCAATCAAGGCCACATTTGGAACATGTGCGCATTAGATGCTGACTTGGACCGTCATGTATCCCCCAGTGGATGCTGACGGCACTTGTGCGACAAAACCAGTGTAGAGCAAATTTGGGGCTCTAGGATCTCCACTAAGAGAGAACTCGTCTTCCTTGGTCCAAAGGCCACGTAGAGAGAAGCACAGCTTGTCGCTCGGGTTGTATGTGATGGGGACGAGTGGTCCTGACTGGCGCGAAGCGTACGTGTAGACCTCGTACTGCTGCGTCACAACAAGCCAGCTGCCGAAACACAAGACCGCGAACCTGTAATAGGGCTGGTTCTCAGTCATCGACGTGAACTGGTCACTCGACTCGTTGGACCCCCACAACAGGAAGCCGGCCACGTACCCCGTGGATAGCGTGACCATCATCTCGTCCTTCAAGGACGTGGTCCACTGGACCCCAACACCACCCCGCCACCCGTTCACCGCCAGCCCGTTGTCAACAGTGACCGTGAAGGTGTCACCCTTGACGAGCGTGTAGCAGTCCCTGGTACGCGGGATCCCCGTGTCCACCGCCATGTCAGATCACCCGGTCCGACTTCTTCTCGTGGGGCAGCTTCGACCAACCTGTGACAACCTTCGTGAGCAGGTCCATCTGCTTCATCGACCCAAGTCCCAGTTGGTCCCAGGACCCGCCAAGGGTCCTGAACACCACACGGATCGAGGCGTAATCGTTCGCCTTCACCTTGAAGCCATCGGCAAATAGATGGTCAATGAGTTGCCGAATGACCTTGTTGGCGAAGATACGGGGAGGCTTCGGGCGGTCGTCCACACTAGCGGTGGCGCAAAAGAGCTTTCAGCGAAGGCGACCTCGCATACGGGAGCCCCCGAGACCCATCCGGCGAGGATTCATGCGCTCCGTGAACATACCGTGCTTGCGAGCCCGACTCATCTGGTAGCCCTGAAGAGTGGGGCCCAGACCCGCCCCCATACGGTCGGGATGTGCGTTGTAGACGTGCTTCATGTTGCCCAGCTTCTCGTGCGACAGCCAGATGGCGCGCACCAGGGCGTCGCTCATGTCGTCGTGGTAGCCGGGATGCTCGGGAGCACTGACCACCGTCACGTTACGTGAGAACTGTTCGGCCTGGAGAGTCAGAAGCTCCGAGATGAGGGGAGAGTGCTTCACCTGCGAACCCACCCCAGGGAGGGGGTAGTCGTAGAGGGCCAGCTTGTGGTCCCACATGAGCGTCTTGACGGCCTGGTACATCTTAGAGGTCGTGTCCCGAGTGAAGAACTCGGCACGCATCTGCGTGAGACCCCTCTTGATGAAGGTCTGCTCCATCGACATACCCTGCCACTGGTCGTAGAGGCCATCTGTGATGTGAAACCTCCTGCTCAAGCCCATGACCCAGTTGACGATCTCGTCGAAGTCCAGGCGCTCCACCTGCTTGAGGTTCCGCACGTAGTCGCAGGAGTACTCCTTGAGATGGGGGTTGCTCTCATGCCAGTCCACGCCTGCTTTCCAGTACTCATGGTAGGCCAGGCATATGCGGTCGCCGTCTGGATAGGTGATAGCGATAGCCGTGCCGTCGTTGATGACACCGACGTCCATCCCGAGCTGGTGGGGGTACTTGGGAACACCGATCAGCTGCGGGCGTCGCTCCGGCTCGACGCAGTCCATGAGGTCCTGCTCACGCTCGATCCAACCACGAACGCGATCCGAGAAGTTCGCGCCGTGCTCCGTCGAGAACGTGACAGGGTCCTCGTGGTACTTCTCGCGGTAGTAGTCGGGCGAGATGGTCGGGTTGACCTCCCACGTAGGCGCCTGGATGGC